GTCTGTCATCAATTGATTGCTGCCCAAGTTCCTTTTTACGGTCAGCCATCAATCCACCAGAATATAACGCATCAGTTCCCTCGTTAGGAGCATTGCCAATCAATCCACCACCAGCAGCATAAACTCTTTGATTAACGATACGTGGGCGATTAGTTCCTCCCCCAGCAGCGTTCATCGCCTCTAGAGTACCCACACCAAACCTCTGAACAGCACCACGAGACATCACAAACTCGCCGTCTGTCAGCATCGCTGGGACTTTATCAATTCCCTTTTGACCAGATACAACACCACCTAAACCTTGCATAACACTTGCAAGACCACCAGATCCAAAGAATGATGTGAATGGATTGAACTTTGAAGATAATCCAGATGTTGAGTTAGAAAATAGATCTTTTAGATTTGCAAGACCACCACCAAAAGCACCAAGAGCAGGGGTTGCGGGAACATCAGGAATACTAAGTTGTGGAGATTCTTCTCCCCCACCCATAGCTTTATTAATAGCAAAACCAGTTCCTATTGTAGCAGCAGCTCCAATGCCAAGTTTTAGAAGTCCACCTTTCCATCCACCAAGTCTTCCACCACCAGAAAAAGCAGCTGCTGCACCTTTAAGACCTTTACCTGTTGCTATTGCTTTTGCCAATCTTGCAGCAATAACAGTCAGTCTTGCCACTGCGCCAACAGCAACACCAGCAACTTTTCTAACTACTCTACCAAATCCAGTACCAAATAAAATATAACCAGCAACAAGAGAAGGCCACCAGTCCTGTAAGAACCGCATAATAGAGCGGATCTTTCCTTGATTATTTGGATCAGCAAACCACCTCAGCAATTGAATAAGTGCTCGCCCTAAAAATAGGGTAACAAAGAACTGTATAATCTGATCTAATATACCCTTAACTGGAGCAATAACAGATTGAGCAACAGACTTGACTGCATTAAAAGAATTTTCTAATCCTAGTTCTATTCCCTTTCTTCTACTTCTTTCTTGATTTTTTCTAGTATCTTCCGCTTCTCTTTGAGTTTGAGTATTCTGCTGAGATAAAAGTTGAATGATATTGGTAAGAGACTTTGATATACTTTGCAGAGCAGCACTGTCCGCAGGAGAAGCAACTAACTGTTGTTGCGGAGCAACAGCAGCGGCAGCAGTCTGAACTGTCTTAGTTCTTCCCACAAATTTCTGCGGATTTACTGGTGCCATAAAACCTTACCCAATAAACTGCTGAGAGTTTTGCTGCTGCTGTTGTTTCATATTTTCTTCTTCAAGGTGCTGCTGCAATAGACCAACATATATGTCCCTTTCCCAAGGAATCATATTTTCAATCTCCCATAAAGAATATTTATGGTACTGCATCAAGGCAAAGTTCAACCTAAAATAACTCTCTAGGTCCATATGGACCATTGCTACGCGAAAAAAGACGCTAATCCCTCAAGAACAACTTCACTCTCAACTTTTGTTTTTGGATTTGTAACCATCAGTTTATGAGACAGTTTTGGCATTGTCTCAAAAAACTTTTCAATCTCTTTAAACTGAGAAGAATTCATTTGATCAAGAAACTCAGTCAACTCTTTTTTAGTCACATCCGAGGTTGACCAAACTTCTTCTTCGGTAAAAATCTTATCAATACAAGAAGCAATCAATTCAAAAGACTGCTCCATGGCATTTTCATTTTTGAAGTCAAAGTTTGCCTTAATAAATTGATCCAATGATGGATATTTCATTTGCATCATAATAGAATCATCAACCTTGATCTTATTAGTATGCTCATCATTTTTCTGAACCTTGATGTCATCAAGATCAATACTGACGGTTACATTAGTTTCATTATCATCTGGACAAATAATATTAACTTCAACTTCTTCACCAACAGACTTACCACGAATATTCAAGAACAAATATTCAATATCAAAAGTTGGTAAACTCTCAACCTTGATATCTTTAGTAAGAATACAGTTTTTAATAACTGCTTTAATAGCATTAGTGATTTGCTTATTATCTTCGCTCTCTAAAGCAATCACCAATAGTTTTTCTTCTTTTACTAGAAACGGTCTGTAACGAATTGTCTGTCCAGTTGAAGGCAATTCAAGTTCATACGTTGGGGTATTAATCTTTGGTAATGGCATAATAACCTATAGAAAGTTTCAGGTGTGACTATTTAGTTAGTATCAGAAAAGGTTTGTGTTAGAAGAAAAAGCAGTTTTGGTATCTATCGTATTTCCAGAAGCTAATGCAGATGAGTAGTTAACTCCACCGGTAGTTGTAAAGTCGCCATAATTTAATCCCAAATCAGCGTTGAATGCATCTGGATTGAACGTAAGATTATTTGCAGTAGCTTGTTGTTCTGGTGTGAGGTTATTGTCGCCAGATGTTCCTCCCGGAGGATTAGTATCAGGAAGCAAAACATATCTTATGTAATTAAAAGACACAGTACACTTTAGTAGAGATGACGCATCATAAGAAACTGGCATAGAGTTAATGGCAATAGGAAATGCATTAACAAACTCATATCTAAGATTTCTTCCAGTATAAGATCTTTCAAATTTAGTAACACTCAAACCCTGCTTTAACATATACTCATCGGGATAATTCATCCTATAATAATAATTTGAATTCTGTGTTCCAGGTCTAGCATCATTACCTTTTGATTCTTCTCTTGTTGCAATTTCTTCACCAGCAACATATTTTATCCAAGTTTCAAAGAATCTAACAGGCAAATAATTATCTTCATCTACATAAAAAGTCAAATCAATTCTATCATCATACAATCTTCTATATGCGTGCTTTTCAGTAACTCCATGAAAATCATTTGTAATATCATGAGTTGCAATAGAAGATCCTGGTAGAGATGCCTCACAACATAGCAGATTTAACCTATCCTGATCAAAGAAAGTTATACCATTTTCTTTTAGATATTCGTTACTAAGACCTGTAGGTTTTCCAACAGTTACTGAGAAATGTGAGGTAGTTGCCGGTCTTAATAACTTTGATTTTATTTGTGCTACATTCTGGGGAGTAGTCATCTATAAATATTTTTTGACCTTATATATTATGTATGGCAGAAAGTATAAAAAGTAAGTATAAACCATCGTATCCAAAAAAATATAAGGGAGATCCCAATAATATTATCTGTCGTAGTAGTTGGGAAAGAAAGTTCTGTCATTGGTGTGACTTAAATGAAAGTATTTTGGAATGGGGAAGTGAAGAATTTTACATTCCATATATCTCACCAGTAGACAAAAGAGTTCATAGATACTATCCAGACTTTATTATTAAAGTTAAAGAGAGCACTGGTAAAGTAAAGACTTATGTGATTGAAGTCAAACCAGAAAAGCAAACAAGACCACCTATCAAAAAATCAAGAGTAACAAAATCATACATTCATGAGTGTGTTACGTATGAAGTGAATCAGGCAAAATGGAAAGCAGCAAGAGAATTTTGTGCTGACAGAATGATTGAGTTTAAAGTTATTACCGAAAACGAACTAGGTATCAAGTAATGGCAGAAGGATTTGGAAAATATGTAGAAGAAAAGTCTGCCACAGCAAGAATAAAAGAACTCAAAAAAAGAATTGATGAGTTAGGAAGTAAAGATCCAGAAGATCTTATGATGGTAATCATTGATGTCTTCAAAGAAGAAGTATTATATCCAGAACCAGGAAAGTTTTATACGTTCATTTATAATCCAAAGACTCCGAATATAGAATACGACCAACATCCTTTGATTGCTTGTACAGAATTAGAAAGATGGGGATTCAAAGCAATCAACTTTCATTGGGGAATGCCAAGGCAATATACCTGGGAGGAAGTAGCAGGAAAACTTCACGTTGTAAAATATAACGAGTTAGATGAGTTATTAGCTATACCATATGCAAAGATGCGTCTAAATAAATAAAAAACCATTCTGATGCCTGTTATTCAGAGCAAACTTCCCCCACAAAAAGTTACAGTAGGAACGGGGGCTAATGCCAAAACGTTATACACATCAACGAAAACCACGTATGAGGCGGATAGTAATGGATCGCCAAAACCAGGTACGATAAAGCACGAACTTATAGTATATCCAAGCGCAACTTCAACAACTGGATCTGTACAAGCAACCTCAAAGGGAAATACAAGTCAATGGACTCCAGTTTCTGGTTCATCCCTTACAACAGATCAAAAAAATTCTTTAAAGTCTGGAAGTTTAAACAACACAGTTAATCAACAAATACAAAGTGCCGCAACATCTAGTGGATTATCCAATTCACAAGTATCATTTCTTACAGGTAAATCAAATACTGCAACAAACAATCCTGACGATTCTAGTGATACTAACAAACAAAATGGACAAGAGAATGCTCAATTAACTGATGAGCAAAAAAATCAAGCAAAAGAAGAAGCAGGAAGTTATAAAGAAAATACTAGAAACGAATACGGAACACTATACTATCCAGAACTTTTATCTCAAAAAAGTCAAGATTGTGTAAGGTTTTCTATTCTTGAGTATGTTCCATCATTATCAGATGCTGCTAAAGGGTCTGCCCCAACTTCTGGTTTTGCATCAAAATCAAGAGCAGTAACATTAGAAAGCAGTAAGTTTCCTGTTGTAGCTGGATCAAAAAGACTTGGAACAATAACGTTACCTATTCCGGGAGGTATTTCAGATTCAAATACAGTCACTTGGCAAGGTGGAGATATTAATGCTATTCAAAGTGCTTTTGGAGAAATTGCTCAGAAGTTTTTTTCTGGAGGAGATGAAGCAGCAGGAACAGAAGTTGGTAGACAAACAAAAAAATTAGATGGTGCATCTAAAGATCTTGAAACTGCTGTCACTGGATTTTTTAGCAACTTATCTGTAGGTAATAATAATCTTTCCTCAAGAATTTATGGAGCAAAACCAAATAATAACTTAGAAGTATTGTTTGATGGTCCTGGTCTTAGAACATTTTCTTTTAGATTTTTATTCTCACCAAGAAATGAGAAAGAAGCAAAAATGGTTATGAAAATTATAAGAGCCTTTAAGCAATCCATGTCTGTGAAAAGATCAAAGACTTCTTTATTACTTAAAGCACCAAGAACATTTGCAATTTCATATACAACTTCTGAGAATGGAACAATAGTTCAACATCCATACTTAAATAGATTTAAAGAATGTGCTTTAACATCATGTAGTGTTGATTACACTCCTGACGGAAGTTACATGACATACTGGAGTAAAAACGCTGACGGAAGATCAATGACTTCCTATGCTTTAAATCTTCAGTTCCAAGAACTAGAACCAGTATTTGATGACGAATATGGTTTCGTAGATCAAAACAAAGATACATTCATAGGTTACTAAAATGGCATCATACTTCAGAAATCTTCCAGAACTAGATTATGTGAGCAGACTTCCAAATGCTCAAATATCAGACTATGTTCGTGTAAAAAATCTTTTCAAAAGAGGAAAGATTAGAGATGACATTTTTAAAAATATATCTTTCTTTGAGAGATACAAAATCAAAGGAGACGATAGACCCGATAATGTAGCATTTGAACTTTATCAAGACTCTACATTAGATTGGGTTGTATTATTGGCAAATAATGTTTTAAACATTCAAACAGAATGGCCACTTACTCAAGATGAGTTTGATCAATATCTTTACAAAAAATACAGTAATGTAAATAGTGTGTTTACTTATTATAATCCAGAAGGATTAGATATATCACAAATACCACAACCTGATTATGAGAAAACTACTCAAGTAATTTTTAGTGGTATTCATCACTATGAAACAAAAGAAGTTAAGAATCGTCAGGGAGTTACAATCGTTCCTGCTGGAATGCAAGTACCTGAAGATTATACTTTAACTTACTATGACGAATCAATAGGTGCTTACAATATTGAATCAGATGTTACTGTTCCAGTTACAGTCTATCAGTACGAAGAAAGTTTGGAGAATGCTAAAAGAAATATATTCA